TGCACTTTTTTAAAATGTTCATATAATATGTTGTCAGTGACCTATATTTCAAGGTATGCCCACATTACATGAAGATCAACTTTTCTGATAATGCTCGCCCTCACTACCGAGGTTTCGGATTTACTTGTCAATATTCGGAATCAATTTGGGAGCTTGATTCTGAATAAGGAGGTTATTTATACAATAAAACATAACCTGAGTTTCTTTCTACATTTATAAGAGTTCGTTCATAATAAAGATCAGATCTTAAATGTAGAGTTTAGAGCTTATCTGCTGGTATAGCTCTTTCTTTTGTTAATTTTTATATATTTTCAATAACTTATACTGAATCGATCTATACACCATCCGAAAAAGTGCGACCGATATTGGAGAGATATGTTCCTGATTAGTACAAATCAATTAAAGTTTTTAAATCAACTCCAACGCGATAATTCACATGACGCTCAGCTAAGTATGCAGTGCATTAATCATCAAATGCAAATTTCAATTTAGAATGTATTCTAGTCAAATCATATTTATCGTAATTTAACTTTCCATATTTTTACTCACATAATCTGACTCTAACTTTCAATATATCTTATATTAATGTTGACACATGCTCACTTTAAACACCCATCAATATGGCTTTGGCATGAAGAGCTGGATGAGAAAGAATCTATGCATTCTATTTTTTATAATACAATTTTGTCGTCAGCAATTTAAACATATCTCTTGACATGACAAAATCTTATTAATCACAACCATATGTCCATTTTGAACAGAAATCGAATTAGTACCATTCACAAACCATCACTTCTTTTATACATTGTCCTAATCCGCAAGCCACTCCTTATTATCCAAATTGTGATTATGTACCCTTGAATCGAGAAGAATTGACATATATTGATGCTGTTATAGCCTGAACTAATGATGGATCACAAAATATTACTACGTCATCTCCTGATGCTATAACAAAAACTAAAGGATTCTACCAAGGTTTATGGACTCCTGCCATTTCTAAATAATAATATGCATAGCAAATACTTCTTAGAGTATTACCCAAAGTGGTCTTAGTTGGATGTCCTGAAAACGTTGTTCCTCGAATTACATTAACAATATAATGAGTTTAAATCCATTATCTATCTCGACCTACACATTTCTATTTATAATTTTACAAAAATACTTGATACACATCATCCGGCCAATGAACTCTTTTTATTTCAGGAATCTCAGTGAAACATATATTATTCAGATTTATAGCTTGATCAATCACTATCTTCTCAATTTTATCCACTTCAGCTTTGAACAAATTAGGATATTTTTGTTGAAATTGAATCAATAGTTATCTCAATGCGGGTTTAGATAACAAGAAGAAATTAGTATCAATTAATGCCATCATCGTTGCATTCTGTGTTGAATCAAATGCAGAACCATCTACACACACAGCTTTCCATCCTTTCTTTACTTTACTTTTTACTAAATCCATGATTTACTTCTTAGTCATTCCTTGAATAAAAGATGGGAGCAATTTCTTAAGCGGTTTCCAAAAAACTGTCTGCAAACAACACAACAATCCACAAAGAGATTCGCTTGGATTCATTATATTTCGAGGTCGACTATCTTGTCCAAACAAAAATCCATTAATCAAAATAATAGCTGTCAAAAAATAAGTCTAACCTGCTTTCACCATTGTCGTGAAACATCCTAATGCCTGTTTTACACCTGAAATTAATCTTCGGATATTCTCGCAATATCTTAATTTCTTACCTCTTTCAAAATTCTTTTATGAAATTATTTCAAACGGATCAAAATTCTATGTTTTAGATAATTAAGTATTGAAATTCTTGCAAAATTTTAAAAACCATGGTAGAATACGAAGATTAAATTGTTAAACTGCTTCCGGTTGTGGATACAAATTACAAGCTAATTGTCG